AACGTGCAAAAGAATCTGCTAGATTTTTCAAGAGTTATAACTCACAGATTACTGCTGATGTGATGTTTAACTTTAGAAGCTTTATGTTATTTCAGAAGCTTAGAAACGATGAGCATGCTCAAGTAGAGATTAGAGATATTGCTCAACAAATGCTTACCATTGTGCAGGAGTTGCCATGGGAGCCGTTTAAACACTCACTAAACGCATTTGGTTATGCTAAACAAGATTAATAGTCACAACTATGTGATTCACTTCAATCAGTATACAAAACTCTGGCACGCAATACCAAGAGATGTGTATCAAGAATATTGGAATAAAGATCCAAAAGAAGATGATCGTATTATTACGATGGGAAGGCTTTGTGATCTACTTGATGCGTTAGGCATTGATGAACAATAATCATGAGTAATCAAGCATTTTATAAACAAGTCCCAACATGGGATAACGGAACTTGGACAACTACTATATTCTCAACAAAAGAAGAGTATATAGAGTTTGTCCTTTCTGTTTTTAAAGAACCTGGTGAATATCAGTTTAATGAAACCAGTGAAATCTTTAATGAACAAGCAACAAACTTTAATACAAACGGCTACTACTGTGATGCCCCTTTTAAATCAGCAGACTTTATGTTCTACTGGGATACAGAAAAGGAAAAATGCAGACAAGGTGTTATTTACAAATCAGGTGATTTAACTTGGTATCTGTGTAGAGAATACTACATGTGGCTTAACTTCTTACCTATCTATGATAAGGAAGAAAAGAAGTTTGGGTTTGCAAAGGTCAGAGATGCCCAGTATCATATGGCCCTGTATGAACATCTTGCAGAATTACATTACAGACATGCAATTATTCTAAAGAAACGTCAGATTGCCTCCTCGTATTACCATATGGCTAAGTTTATAAATACCTATTGGTTTGAATCCGGGGCTGTTTTAAAACTTGGAGCATCTCTAAAAGACTACATAAACGAGAAAGGTTCGTGGAAGTTCTTAGACGAATACAAAAACTTTCTTAACGAGCATACCGCCTGGTATAGACCTAACGAACCGGACAAGATTGGAGCATGGCAACAACGTATTAAAGTACGTCAGAATGGTCGTGATACGTATAAAGGTTTGAAATCAACGATCAACTCATACTCCTTTGAGAAAGACCCAACAAATGGTGTCGGTGGTCCTGTGGTTTACTTCTTTCATGAAGAGGCTGGTATTGCTCCAAAGATGAATGATACTTATGGTTTCATGAGACCTGCCTTACGTTCTGGTGATATTACAACAGGACAGTTTATTGCAGCAGGATCAGTCGGTGACTTAGATCAATGTGAGCCGTTAAAGAACTATGTACTAAATCCAGAAGCAAATGAGTTTTATGCAGTTGAATCTAATCTAATAGATAAAGATGGAACAATAGGTAAAACTGGTTTATTTATTCCGGAACAATGGTCAATGCCTCCATACATTGATGCTTATGGTAACTCTCTTGTTAAAGAAGCACTTGAAGCTCTTGAAAAACGTTTTGAAAAAGCAAAGAAAGACTTAGATCCGGAAGCATATCAACTTGAAGTATCTCAGTCTCCACGAAATATTGAGGAGGCTTTTGCAACAAGAAAGGAAGCAAAGTTTCCTACTCACCTGGTTACCAAACAGTTACAACGAATAGCTGAAAAAGAATATCCTGTTGAGTATGTTGATTTATTCTTTAATGCTGAAGGTAAGGTTGAATCAAAAGAATCAAGAAAACTTCCTATCATGGAGTTTCCAATCTCAAAGAAGACTGAAGACAAAGAAGGAGTTATATGCATTTGGGAACGTCCAATAAAGAATGCCACATGGGGAACTTACTATGGCTCTATTGACCCCGTTGGTGAGGGGAAAACTACAACTTCAGAATCATTATGTTCTATTATCATTTACAAGAACTCTGTTGAGATATCAAAGATAGATCAATCTGGTTCAATGAAAAACTACATTGAGCCAGGAACTATTGTTGCTAGTTGGTGTGGACGTTTTGATGATATAAATAAAACACACGAGCGACTTGAGTTGCTTATACAGTACTACAATGCATGGACTATTTGTGAGAATAACATCTCTCATTTTATACAGCACATGATTAGTAGACGTAAACAGAAGTATCTTGTGCCAAAAGACATGATTCTTTTCTTGAAAGACATTGGTGCTAATAAGTCTGTATTCCAAGAATATGGTTGGAAGAATACAGGCACATTGTTTAAGAGTCACATGTTATCTTATGGCATTGAGTTTGTAAGAGAAGAGATTGATTCTGAAGTAAATGAGAACGGAGATATAATAAACGTTAAGTTTGGTGTTGAAAGAATACCAGATCCAATGATTTTAAAAGAGATGTTAGCTTATCAACACGGGCTTAACGTCGATAGACTTGTTACTTTCTGTGCTCTTGTGTCTTTTGTTAAAGTTCAAGAGTCTAACAGAGGTATGTCTAAACGTGTGGAAGTCGAAGATGATAAGTTGCAGAACTCGCAAAAAATGAGTAAATTAACTATGAGATCTCCTTTTAGACATATTGGAGCAGGCAATGCTTCCTCAACATCAATGCGTCCACCAAGGAATCCTTTCAGAAACATAAAATAGCCTTTATGGGTCAAAACCGATCGGAGCGTCATGCTGAAATAACCAAGACAATCCAAGAACAAAAAGCTGATAAGAAACGTCCAGTTAACTTTCAGCTACAGTTGAATGAGGAGCAGAAAGAAGCAAAAGAAATAATACTGCAGAATGCGGTTACTGTACTATCAGGAGCAGCAGGAAGTGGTAAAACTCTATTGGCTTGTCAGGTAGCTCTTGATATGTTATTTAAAAAACAGGTAAAGAAGATCGTGATTACACGACCAACAGTCTCAAAAGAAGAGATTGGTTTCTTGCCAGGTGATTTAAAGGAAAAGATGGAACCGTGGATGCAACCCATCTACGCTAACTTGTATCAGTTATACAACAAGGAAAAGATAGACTCTGTCCTTAAAGATCAGTTAGAGATTGTTCCACTTGCTTTTATGAGAGGTCGTACCTTTCTTGATACCTTTGTTATTGTTGACGAAGCTCAGAACTGTACAAATGAGAATATGATTATGATCATATCCAGACTTGGTCTACGATCAAAGATGGTTATATGTGGAGATACGGCACAGGTTGACTTAAAATATAGAAACGAAAGTGGCTTTAAGTTCTTATTATCTGTTGCAAACAAAGTAAAGGATGCAGATTCATTTACTTTAAAAACAAACCATAGACACCCAGTTGTTGAGTCTATGTTATTGAAATATGAGGAACTAGAAGAACAGATAAACAATGGAAAACCTAACACCAAAACAGGAAAAGCATAAGCAAAAGATTGAGTTGCTATCAAGACTTATTGACGAGAAAGCAATTACTTTAACTGATGCGTTGTTATTATTATCCGATACAGAAGAAAAGGTTACACAACCTATTCCATCTGGACCAATACCAAGAACACCTGATACTGGACAAACTGGTACAAATGGACCCCAAGGGCCTGATCATACAGGTACACAAGATTGGTGGAAAAAGAATTATCCATCATATCCGGTATATCCAACTGGTATTAAATATGGATCTGGTACTACTTTTGTTGGTTTTAGTAATACAACAGGGCAGTTAGTGAATATGGATACTGTATTAACAACAACAGGATCCAGTAGTATTGGAGCAGAATTAGCAAAAGAATATCTAAACGATTTAGATTCACAAGAATAAACAGTTCAAAGATGCAGATTATAAATGCCCTTGACGCTAAAGCGGGTAAAAAGACTGAGAATAACAAGATGGGTACACTTACCCAACCAATCCAGTTTGTGCCCTATAAAGAAAAGGATGATGAGTGGAGAGCTCACAACTTAGACTGGCTTGAGTTCCAGGGAATGAAACAACTACGCAGAAACTCGCGTAGATTGATGAAGAACTATAAGCTTGCAAAAGGTATTATTGACAAGAGTGATTACATCGTTGAAGATGGTAATGATATGTCTGATATCGTTGATATGTTAACTCAAGAGGATCAAACTGCTTTAGAGTTAAAGTTCTATCCTATTATTCCAAATGTTATAAACGTACTTTGTTCAGAGTTTGCAAAGCGTGTTAACAAAATAACTTTCCGTGCTGTTGATGATCTTTCTTATAACGAGATGTTAGAAGAAAAACGTGCAATGATTGAACAAGTTTTGATTCAAGAAGCACAGCAAAAGATGATGCAACAAATGATTCAATCCGGTATGGATATGGAATCAGAAGAAGCGCAACAACAGTTAAGTAAAGAGAACTTAATGACCTTACCAGGTATTGAAAGTTTCTTCAAGAAAGACTATCGTTCAATGATTGAGCAATGGGCTTCTCACCAGATGGTTGTTGACACAGAACGCTTTAAAATGCAAGAGTTAGAAGAACGTGCATTTAGAGATAGTTTGATTACTGACCGCGAGTTCTGGCACTTCCAGATGAGAGAAGATGATTATGAGGTTGAGTTATGGAATCCATTACTTACTTTCTATCATAAATCTCCAGATGTTCGTTACGTATCTCAAGGTAACTGGGTTGGTAAGATTGATTTAATGTCTGTATCAGATGTTATTGATAAGTTTGGTTGGATGATGACAGCAGAGCAAATGGAGTCACTTGAGACTTTATATCCTGTTCGTGCTGCTGGTTATGCAATTCAAGGACAACAGAATGACGGTTCTTACTACGATGGCACACGTTCACATGAGTGGAATACAAAGATGCCATCATTAGCTTATCGTCAGTTTACATCTGTTTATGATTCACACTTTGGTACAGGAGATATTGTTGAATGGATCCTTGCTGATTCAGAAGATACAGTTGACTTTGGTAAAACACATTTATTGCGTGTATCGACTATCTATTGGAAGTCACAGCGTAAACTAGGTCACTTAACAAAGATTACAGAAGAAGGTGAGATGATTCAAGAGATTGTTGATGAATCATACAAGATTACTGAAAAACCTTTATACAACAATACTACTGTAAAGAATAAGTCAAAAGAGACTTTGATCTTTGGTGAGCATATTGACTGGATCTGGATTAACGAAACATGGGGTGGTATTAAGATTGGACCTAACCGTCCTGCATTCTGGGGGATGAATAATCCTGGAGGTCTTAATCCTATCTATATGGGATTAAATGGTGGTAAGCCATCTCGTTTACCATTCCAGTTTAAAGGTGATTCTACTCTATACGGATGTAAGTTACCAGTTGAAGGTTCTGTCTTTGGTGATAGAAATACTCGATCAACATCTCTTGTTGATATGATGAAACCTTATCAGATTGGATATAACATTGTTAACAACCAGATTGCTGACATCTTAGTTGATGAATTAGGAACAGTAATCATGTTTGATCAGAATGCATTACCACGTCATTCAATGGGTGAAGATTGGGGTAAGAACAATCTTGAGAAAGCATATGTTGCAATGAAAAACTTCCAGATGTTACCGTTGGATACAACGATTACAAATACTGAGAATCCTTTATCATTCCAGCACTATCAAGTACTTAATCTTGAGCAGACAAATCGTTTGATGAGTCGTATTAGTCTTGCTAATCACTTTAAGCAACAAGCATTTGAAACGATTGGTATCAACCCTCAGCGTATGGGTCAACAGATTGCACAACAAACTGCGACTGGTATTGAACAAGCTGTAAATGCATCTTACGCACAGACAGAGGTTTACTTTACACAACACAGTGATTATTTAATGCCACGTGTTCATGAGATGAGAACTGACTTAGCTCAGTATTATCATTCAAAGAAACCATCTGTTAGATTACAATACATTACATCAAATGATGAACGTGTTAACTTCCAGATGAATGGTACAGATATGTTGTTACGTGAGTTGAATATCTTCTGTACAACAAAGACTAATCAACGTCAGATTATGGATCAGTTGAAACAGTTAGCATTGAATAACAATACTACTGGGGCTTCGATATATGACCTAGGAAACATTATTAAGTCAGAATCAATTGCAGAGTTAACTGGTGTATTAAAATCAGCTGAGGAGAAAGTTAATCAGCAAAAACAGCAAGAGCAACAAGCTCAGCAACAAATGCAACAAGAACAACTTGCTGCTCAAGAAAAAGCTAAGCAAATGGATATCCAAGCTCAAGCTGAACGTGATGATAAGATGATTCAAAAAGATATCACAGTAGCAGAGATTAATGCTGCTGGTAGAGGAGCTGGTTTTGATGTTAATCAAAATCAAATGTCTGATTACCAAGATGCTTTAAAAGATATCAGATCTCAACAACAGTATACAGATCAGATGAGCTTCAATCGTGAGAAGGAAGTTAACAAGAATACAACTGAACAAGCAAAGCTATCTATTCAAAGAGAAAAGATGAACGTAGAGCGTGAAAAGATGGATACAGCCTTGCAAATCGCACGTGAAAACAAGAACAAGTATGATAAGCCAAAAAAGAAAAATTAACCATAGCGATATAATCCTAGGGTAAGATAAATACATAGTACACGTCAGAAGTTTATCGCTGATAATTATGTATATTATAAATGTAGAGATACAAAAAAATAAACCAACCAACATATGTCAACAAATAACGAACCAACTACTGGTACAGTAGACTTGGATATTGATAGCTGGTTAGCAGCACCTGGAGCAGACAGTATTATTACACCTGCAACTGAACCTGCAAAGCCATCAATGTTTAGTCAAGATAAGACAGATCTTTCTTTTATAGATAAGAAAGAAGATGATCCGGATCCTTTAGCAGATGATGAAGGTGATGGTAAAAAAGCGGAGCCTATTAAGGTTGATGAATTATTCGATGATTTAGGTG